CGTCGCGGTCCGGGTTCCACGGCCGGGAGACGGTGACGTCGCCGGCCTGAGCCGGCGAGGCGAGCACCTCGGGCACGAGCGACCCGCCGTCGAACACGCGGGACACGTCCGAGCTAACGCCTCCGCCCGTTTTCTGAGCGAAATAGCCGTCGATCCCGCTCACCTTCACGAGAAATTGCCTTTGGGCGGCGATAGGCACTCGTCGACCTCCTCGACTTAGACGCCGGCGTTGAGGCCGGCCTTAACGATTGTCACCTCGACGAGTGCCCCGGTCGGGGATACCCGGATCGCGAGCGAGGCGCGGAGCTTGTTTTCGGCGAGCGACGCCGGCGTGTTCACCGACGGGCCGGTGTCGACCGCGTAGCCCTTGTCGACGACGTTCCCCTCGGCGTCGAGGCGTTCGTAGAGGCCGCCGGCGGCCCGGATCGGCTCGGCGATCCCGACGAGTTCGGCGGCCGCCTCGGCGAAAAGGTGCCCGCGGCCGTCGATCGTCCGGAACACGAATTGTTCGAGCCGCTCCTCGGCCTGAGCGACGAGCAGGTTAAGGACGTCCTGCCCGGTCAGAAGGGCGAAGTTGAGTTCGTCGAGGGAGAGGGAGCGCCACCCGTAGAGGCGCGGCCGGCCGGCGACGGTACGGATCGCCGAGACGGCGTTCCCGTCGAGGCGGTCGCCCTCGGCCCGGGTGAGTTCCCGTTCGGCGCCGGCGAGGTACCGGGCGGCCGCTATCTGCCCGGCCGGCGCCCGCCACGGCCCCTCGGCCTCGACGGCCCGGGCACGGACAGCGGCGACGTAGCCCTCGGGTGAGACGGTCCGGGTACCGCCGGCCTCGTCGGGCACGAGTACCCACGGGTAGAACAACCCGGCGAACTCGGAGCCGGCCGTCGCCCGGAGCGTCGCCGCGGCGGCGATCGCCTGATCGACGGATTGCGCCGCCGGCGGAGCGAGAATCGCGAGCCGCTTATTCGCCCGGCCGTGAGCGATCAGCCCGGCGCCGACGGCGGAGTGTGCCATCCCGGGGATAGCGACGGCGCCGGCGCCGAGTTCGGGGCCGAACCGGGAGAGGGCGGCGAGGTAGGTCGCGCTGGTCACCGCGGCCCGGTCGTCGTTGCCGGCGGAGAGAGGCGTCGGGCCGCTGATCGCCGGGAGGTTGTTCGGGGCGACGGTCGCCGACCCGAGGTTCGTCGCACGGACGAACCGGGAGGCGCCGAGCGCCGTCACGGCGGCCGCCGGCGACGCGAGGTTGTCGTATGTCTCCGTCGCGTCGCCGTAGCGGATCACGAGCCGATAGGTGCCGGCTGTCGAGCCGGCCTCGACCTGAGCGGTAATCCCGCTCGACCACGCGCCGGGCGAGGCGGCGTCGAGGCGGAGCGTCGCGATCGGCGTCCCGGCCCGGTCGACGAGGGTAAGGGTGCCGGGCGTAGCGGCGGCGCCGGCGACCCGGGCGACGTAGGCGCGGGTTCCGCCCTCCTCGAAGAACATTCGGAGGTCGTCGAACACGGCGCCATAGGTGACCCGGGCGCCGAGCACGTCGGCGTATTCGCCCATGCTCCGGATTTGCACGGCCCGGTCGACCGGCCCACGTTCGGTGAGGCCGACGAGGAAGTAGGTCGAGCTAGGCGCCCGGGCCGGAACGGACGGCCCTACCCGGGTCGCGGTGCGGACGGTTACTCCCGGCATTCGTTAGCCCTCCTCTTTCCGAGCGCGGGTCGCACGCGCCGGCGCCTCGGCCGGCGGCGGCGGCGTGATCCCGAGCGGCACCATTCGAGCCAGTAGCTCGGATTTCGTCGTCGGGAGGTCGGCGTCGTCGCCGAGCGTGTCCCGGGCGAGGGCGGTAAGCGCCTCCCGGTCGAGCGGGTCGAGCGCCTCCCGGGTCGTGGTGAACCGGTCGACCTGCTCGACGGCGAGCCGGGCGCCGACGTCGATATCCGATCCCTCGGGCGCGTCCTGCAACATGAGCCGGCCGGCGTCGACGGCCGATTTCACGGCGTCGGAGGTCGTGTCGACGGCGCCCCATTCGCCGCCGGCGATCGTGCGGCCGTCGTCGTCGGAGACGACCGGGCCGGCCGTAGGGTTGAAAGCGAGTCGGTACATAGGCGCGTCTCCGATCCTAGGTGAGAGGAGCACCGACGACCTCGATCCCCTCGACCGGCCCGCCGAGCGGCACGTATTCGAGGGTTTCGGAGAGTCGGAACTCGAAATCGACGTAAGCGCCGCCGACGGAGCGGCCGATCGAGTCGGGGAGGATTTCCGAGTCGGTTTGGGCGAGCGAGGTTTCCTCGATCCGGTCGTCGCCGAGTGCCTGCCGGCCGAGGAGCGTCTCGACGACGGCGAGCACGTAGCGGTCGCGGAGGTCGGCGACCTCCTCGAACGATTGCGACCGAACGTAGATGTAGACCCGGAGCGAGTAGGCCCGCTCGAACACGGTCGAGCCGGGTTCGTCGAGTTCGACCCGGCGGAGCCGAGGAGCGCCGAGCGACACGACGAACAGCGCCGGCCATTCCTCGCCCTCGATCCGAGGCCGGTCCGGGGTTGCGATCAGCGCCGGCGGCGGGATCGTGCCCGGGTCGAGGCCGAGGCGTGTCTCGACGGCCACGAGCCGCGCCGGGAGCGCCTCGGCGAGCCGGGCGGCGATCACCTTCCGGGCGGCCTCGGTTCCTCTCACCCGGCGCCCTCGGCCTCGGTGCGGCCCTCGACGTGCGCGAGGGCGTAGAGGTAGTCGCTCACCTTCGAGCGGCCGGCGGCGGCGTCGAGGAGGTCGATCGGGCGTTTCCCGTCGAGGTCGGCGTAGGGCGTGAAAAAAAACAGCGGGATCGCCTCGGGCCGGAACGCCTCGGCGGCCTGTTCGACGAGTTCGGAGACGGTAGGGGCGGCCACGTCATACCCTCCCGGTCGCTAGGAACCGTTGCAGGATTTTGACCCATTCCCGGCGGAGCGACTCGGGTAGCTCGATCGGCCGCCGGCGGGGAAGGTTCGGGCCGCCGCGCTGGTGATATTTCCCGTACTCGACGTCGCTCCCGAGGATCATTTGATGGGCGGAGATGTACCGGATCGCCGGCCCGGTCGTGAGCGAGCGCCATAGGTCGTCGGTGCGGCGGAGGATCGGTTTCCCCGGGTAGTGCGTCGCCTTCCACGCGGCATAGCGGGGCGACAGCGGCGCCCACCCGCCCGAGGCGTAGGCGCCCTCCGACTTGAATTGCCGGCGCTCGGCGCGGAGGAACGACTCGGCCATTTTCTCCCACGCCGGCGACGCGTCCTGAGCGCCTAGCTCGAACCGTTCGAGGGTCCGGTCGATCTGAGCCTCGCCGTAGAACGCGAATCGCATCCGGACAGGCATAGCTAGGTCGTCCTCGACGTCGCGCCGACGTTCGGGGCGGTGAACGGCGGCGTCGGGATCGTGCGGAACGTCGGCGGCGGGAACGCGTAGGCGACGGTGCCCGGGTGCCCGGCCGCCGGCTCCTCGCCGCCTCCGCCGGTATCGGTCGCTTTCCCGAGCGCCTCTAGTAGCTCGTCGATCCCTCGGAGGAACCGCTCCCAAAGGATCGACCCATAGGACGACTCGCCCGGGCCGGCCTGTTCCGGGTGGGCGGCGTCCTCCGTGAACGCGCCGGCATATAGCTCGACGAGGCCGGCGGCGAGCGCCTCGAAATGCGGCCGCTGGTCGTCGGGGTCGAGGCCGGCGAACGACGTCGGGTAGCCGAGGCGGGTAACGACCCACCCGGAGCCGGCGGCGAGGAACCGCTCGACGTCGGCCTCCGCCGGTTTCGACGTCGCGTCGATCCGCCGGTGCGGGAGCAACGCCCGCACGCCGTCGACTGAGGCGCCGAAAGCGACGGGCACGGCGAGTTACCGCCGACGACGCGTCGACGTCTCGGCCTCCGCCTCGGCCTCCGCGTCGGCGTCGGCCTCCTCGACGGTCGTTGCGCCGGTGTTGAGGTCGGCCTCGGGCATAACGGCGCCGGGGACCGGAGCGGGCGCGTCGGCGTCGTCGCCGGCGGCCTCCCGGGCGGCCTGTTCCTCGGCGGCGCGCTGTTCGGCCTCGTAGGCGGCCGGGTCGACCTCGCCCTCGACGATCCCGCCCGAGGCGACGAGGCGTTCGGCCTCGGCCCCTTCGAGTTCGATCGTCTCGCCGCGGCGGGCGGTGACGTGCTCGGGCCGGTCGGCGAGTTCCGACCGGCGCATGTAGTTAACGGCGTCGAACAGGACGGTGTAAGTAGCCATAGCTCCCCCTCCTAGGCGCCGGTGATCCGGACGACGGCCTTAGGGTCGGTGACGTAGGGCACGACCACGCGGGCGCCGTGAATGAACGTCGTTTCCCGGCGAGCGTCGGGGATCGGCCGGGCGTAGAGAGGCACCTCGTCGGAGATACCGCCGGCGATCCGGCGTTGCAGGACGTACACGGTCCCGGCGGGAACCCGGTTCGACTCTATGAAATCGAGGCCGAGCACCCGGCCGAGGTTCCCGGTCCGAATGAGCGAGTTGTCGCGCTCCCGCGGCATCGCGTCGCGAATGTCCTTATCTTTCACGAGGTCGAGCGACTGAGCCGGGTTCACGAGCACCGTGTCGGCGACGTAGCCCATATCGAGCGACGAGACGAGCGAGGCGGCCGTCGCGAGGTCGGCCACGACGTCGGTAGCGGCGAGTGACCAGTCGGCCGACGCGGCCATCGTCTGAGTCGGAGCGGCGGCGAGGGCGGCCATAGCCACCGTGTCAACCTTCCGAATAATCGTGTTCCGGAGCCGGGTCATCTCCCGGTTAAGAAGGTTCCGGTTGTCCCGACGAACGGCCTCGTCGGTGAGCATGATTTCGCCACCGTACTTACGGGCGATCGCGACGAGCGGCATACGCTCGCCGGTGTTGAGGATCGGGAACTCGGAGCCGGGTTCGATTTCCTGAACGTCGCGGCCGGTGAAAATGTCATCGGGGCCGAGCAGCTGGTCGTACATAACCGACCCGCCGTTGACGGCCGGGCCGGCGCCGAAAATCACGTCGGCGATGAACCGCTGAAGTGTGAGCGCCTCAATCGCCCGCTGAACTCGGGTGGGCGTGTTGAGGAACGCCGAAACGGTGATCGTGTTTCCGGCGACGACGGGAGGCGCCGGGGGATACGGAGAGGGCACGTTATTACCTCCTGTCGATCGCTAGATGAGCCGGACCATTACGGTCGCACCCGCGCCGGCCGCGTCCGAGAGGGCGGTCCCGGCGATGATTGCGCCGGCGGCGGCCGCCCGGCCGGTAGCGTCCGAACTCACGTCGGCGCCGGCGGCGAGGGCGGCGCCGGCCTCGACGGGAACGATCGTCCCGGGGCCGGCGAACACCATTACCTTTGCTCCGGTCGCGGCGTCGCGGGCGGCGACGCCGATCACCCGGCCGGCGGCGCCGGCGTGGGCGACCCGAGGGTTACCGTCGACCGGAGCACCCGACACGCCCACGAACCGCCCGCCGGTGACGGCGGCCGACGCGTGGCAAGTGATCGTGTCGCCCGGAATCCAATACGGGGTGACGTCGGGCACGGCGAGCCTCCCTTACTTCGAGACGCCGAACACGTCGGCGAGGAACGAATCGAAAGCGGCGTCGGTGCTCGACTCGTCGCCGGCGTCGGAGCCAAGCTCCGAGGTCGGGAACACGGCCGAGAGCTTCGACAGGAGCGAGCGGGCGCCGTCAAAGTTCGACGTGAGTTCGGCGCGCCAGTGTTCGACGTCGGCGGGAGCGATCCGGCCGGCGGAGAGGGCCGAGCGGAGTTCCGTCTCGACCTCCTGCGCCCGGATCAGCCGGCGAGCCTCGGCGCCGGCGGCGGCGTCGGCTTGCAACGCCGAGAGGGCGGCGGCCGAGACGAGGACGGCGCCGTCGGGGACGGCCGACGTCGGCGGGGTCGGCGACCCGCCCGAACCGCCCTCGCCCTCGGCGCCTCCGCCGTCGGGCGATCCCGGAGTGCCCGGGGCGGGTTCACCCGGCGACCCGGGCGCGTTCGGGTCGGCAGGCTCCCCGTTGCCGTTCCCCCCGTTGCCCGGGTCGCTCGGGTTCGTCTCCGCACGAGTGCGAAGGGTCGTAATGGTCGCTTCGAGGTCGGCGTCGGCCTCGACGCCGAGGAGTTCGCGCAAACGCTCGTCGGTGATCGGCACGTTAGGTACCTCCTGAGAAGGGTCGAGGTCGAGCACGTCGGTAACAGCGGGGAGGGCGGCGAGCGCCGCCCGAGCGGTCGCGAGCGCCTGAGCTACTGAGCCGGCCGTATCCTCGCCGCCCTCGGCGTCGACGACGAACACCTCGTCGCCGGCGGAGAGGGCGGCCGGCCGCACCCGGGCCGGCTCGGCCGTCGAGTAGCGGGCGATCACGTCGGCTAGCCCTTTCACGGCCGGCGGTGTCACGCCGAGGAGCGCGAGGCCGGTTAGGGCGGCCCGGTACCGCTTGCCGGCCGGCGTGCGGACGTTCCACCCGATTTCGACGGAGCGCCGGCGGAACGCCGTCGGGATCAGCGCGGCTAGCTCGGCGGGCACGTCCTCTAGGTCGCCGACGAGGGCGCCGCGCTCCTCGTCGACCCGGAGGTTACGGACCCACCCGAGCGCCGGCTCGCCGTCGAACCTCGGGTCGAGGTGCCCGATCCGAACGGCCGGCTCGTCGACCTCGGGGTCGGAGGCGGCGGCCAGCATGGCGCGGAGGTCGTCGAGGGTGATCGTCGTAACGCCGGTCGACGCGGCCCACGTACCGGCCCGCACGAGTTCGACTCCCGGGATCGTCGTCGTTCGGAGCGGTCGGGCGGCCGGCATCGCGGGTCATCTTTGCACGGATCGAACGCCTCGGGTGGCAATAGGAACGCCGCCGGTAGCGGGTGGCTTACCGGCGGCGTTGCCTAGCTGGTATCAAGTCGAGGCGGCCGGACGGGCGAGGAACCGGCCAGGAGCAAGGGTAACCGGCCGCTCCTCGCCCGTCGCGGATTTACTCGCCGGCGCCCGACCAGCGGTCATAGGCCGATTGTCGGTGAATCCCGGCGGCCCGGCCGATCGCCGCCCACGACCACCCTTGCCCCTCGTGTAGCCCGGTGACGGCCTCGGCGACGGCCGCCTCGAACTCGGCGAGGAGGCCGAGCATTGTCGTCAAGTCCTCCGGGTCGCCGGCGCCGACGCGGCGGGCGTAGCTCCGGATTTGCCGGCGGAGCGCCTCGGCGTAGTCGGCGTTTTCGTAGGGTGCCCGGTTCGCCCGGCGCCGGCGGCGGGAGACGCACGGCGAGCACGGACACGGATCAGCGGCGGCCGCCGGCTCGGGCGGCGGCGCGGCGGCCTCGACGACGACGGCGCCGCACCTCGGGCACGCCGAGCCGGCCTCGACGTCGGGGAACGGCGCGTGCCCTCGGGCGACGCACACGCACGGCCCGGGGATCGACCTCGGCGCCCGCTCGGGCACGACGCCCGCACAGTACGGGCACACGGCGCCCGGTTCGAGCTTCCGGCCGTCGAGGCAATCGCACGCGGCGAGGGTCGGAACCCGGGAGAGGTCGGGGCCGGCCGGCCGCTCCGGGCAATCGTCGGCGTGCCATCCGACCGGGAGGGAACAGCACGGCGTTAGCTCGGGCCGAGTGTCGCCGTTCACGTCGTCGGCCTCACCATTCCCTGAGCCATCTCGCATTGCGGGCACCCGATCGTTCGGATAGTCCGCGCCCGCGCCCGAGTGATCCCGGCCGGCGGGTGCGTCCGGTGCCCGCATTCGAGGGCGAGCCACCATTCGTGTACGTAGCCCGACGTCCCGATCGGCCGCTCGTCGCGGCTCACGACCCGCCGGCGTACCTCCTGCCGGCTCACCGGGCCGCCCGGTAGAACGTCACACCGCCGGCCTTTTCCCGCTCGACGAGGCCGCGGCGCACGAGGCTAGCGAACGTCTGAGCGGCGCCCTCGCGGGAGGTGTCGAGGTGCATCGCGGCGTTACCTAGCCCGATCCACCCGGCGCGCCGGCCTCGGGAGAGGCCGGGCCGGGCGAGGAGGTCGAGCGCGGCGCGCTGTTTCGTGGTGAGCCGGCCGGCGTTCATCGGCCGAACGTCCGCGTGTAGTGACGAATCCGCGCCCACGCGGCCGCCCGCTCGGGATCGAAGTTCCGCCCGACGAGCTTGTAGCCGTCGCCCGGCACCGTCCCTCGGGCGAGGAGCCGGCCGTCGCTGGTAAGCACGAGGAGCCGGCCGTCGTCGCCTTTCCACCGGGCGACCTCGGTTGCTCCTCGTGCGCTGATCTTTGCCATTTCGTGCCCTCCTAAGGGTTCGCACGCGGGCGCGTGCTGGTCACTCCCTAGGTTACCGGCACGAGCCGGCCGGCGGGATAGCGATTCGACCAGAATCACGCGGTCGACCGGCTAGGAATGGGCGAATTGCCCGACTACCGTTCGTCGTCGTCGGGCGGAGGGTGCGGATCGTAGGCCGTAGGGGCGCGCCCAGGGTTGGCCGCCGGGGT